CGGTCGGAGCATTCACCTGGGTTACTTCAGCACCCCGGAAGAAGCCAACGAAGCCTACTGGGCCGCCGCACAGAAGCATTTCGGCGAATTTGCGCGCAAAGAATAGTGACCCTAGTTGACACATGTCCCGATTTGCGTCATTAAGGATGCCGAAAGGTGAGCGAAACGAACATGCACATTGATCTGGACAAAATCTTCAACGACTACATCGCAACCCAGCAGAAGTCCTGGTCGCATGATCGTTCGCTCACGCTCGGCGCATCCGAAGTGTTTCGGTGCGAGCGGTGGAACTGGTTCGACAAGATCGGACGAAAGCAGGGAGTCAAGCCGGATGAAGAGCCCCAGCGTTGGGGAGCTATGCAGCGCGGCAATATCCTGGAGGATCATTTTGTTGCTCCTGCCCTTCAGGGACATCTTCCGGAACCTCTGGGTCTCCTATTCGCCGGGCAATCTAACCAGCGCTCGCTGGTTTCTGGCAGGAACAGCGCTACCCCGGACGGCCTCATCACTGGCATTCCGGAAGGGCCTGTTCGTATCACGGCCGGTAATGTCACGATCGAAATCCCGTGGGTACGTTCCGGGTGCATCGGCTTGGAAATCAAGTCGATTGATCCGCGCGCAAATCTCACGACCGAAAAAGCGAAACACCGTGGTCAGTCGCAAGTCGGTCTAGGGCTGATCCGCGAGAAGACGGAATACAAGCCGGACCACTGGCTGATCCTCTACGTCGATGCCTCGTTCATCGACAACATCACGCCGTTCCTGATCGACTTCGATCCCGACGTCTACGAGTCGGCGAAGGCCAAGGCGACGCGCGTGTTCGAAGCGACGTGTGCCTCCGACATGTACCCGGAAGGCAAGCTGTCGGGAGATTGCGACCACTGCACGTTCAAGACGGCATGTGGCGAGGCCGTTCTGTCTGAGTACGCATCGGCGAAGAAGAGCGCCGACGTGGAGCCGGAACAGCTCGGCGATGTGGAAGTGCTCGTTCGGAAGTACCTCGAACTGAAGTCACAGTTCGAGCCGCTGGAAGATGAGATGAAACGCGTCAAACAGGACGTCGTCGAAAAGCTCCTCGAAATCCAGCGGTCAGGAATAAAGACGGATCGTTGGCGGGTGACTCTCGCCAAAATGCCGGGTCGTTCGACGCTCGATGTGAAAGCGCTCGAAGCCACCGGTCTCGATCTGTCTCAGTACCAGAAACGTGGGCAAGATTATTTGCAACTGACAGTGAAGGACTTGGAAGACTGAAATGTCGAATGATCTCGTGAGTAAGGCGGCAGCCGGTGGGCTGTCCGCCCTGATGGACCCGGTGAACAACCCGTTCCTTCAGGATGCGGCTGAGCAGGGTGTGCGCGGTGGCGCCTACCTTCGCTTCAACGGCAACACTGGGCAGTGGGTGACGATCGGTCAGCAGACCGTCGATGACGGCTCGCTCTGGGCCATGAACCTCCTGCATGCCGAGCGCGGCTACCAGTGCTGGTCGGAAGGCAAGCTCATCGACGAGGTGTGGGTGACCATCATGTCTCGGGCGCCTCTGCCCGACGTGAAGGAGCTGCGCCATGTCGAGAAGAAGAAGGAGTCCGACGGCTGGAAGATGGCTGTCAAGGTCCCGGTGCGGAGCGTCGATGGCGGCCCGCAGTGCGATATGATCATGAAGGCCGACAGCCCGGCCCGCCCGATCAATCGCCTGCTCAAGGAGTACGGCCAGCAGCTCTCGATGAACCTGGACCCGGCGACCAAGCTGCCGAAGGTCCCCGTCGTCGAGCTGGGCGCGGACTCCTTCCAGGTGAAGGGCGTGGGAACGAAGTTCGCGCCCAAGTTCCGGATCGTGGAGTGGCGGACCGAGGCCGAGCTGTCGTCTCTCGACAGCGGCGAGGAGCCCCAGGTCGAGCAGAAGCCCGCTCCGGATGCGCCCCTGCCCCCGTCCACGCGGACGGTCGGTAAGCGCCTCTGATGGCGGCCCGGAAGGCGAAGGCGGCGGGGGCGAAAGCTCCCGCCTCCTATCCTGACGACAACCCGAAGACCGCCATCGGGATCACCAAGCCCGGCATCTCTGCCATCCCGCCCGTCGCCATCCTGAAGCTCGGAGAGGCGATGACGGACGGAAAGCGCAAGTACGGTCTGACCAACTGGCGTGAGAAGACAGTCTCAGCGTCGATCTACTACGACGCGGCGTTCCGGCACCTTGCGTCCTGGTACGACGGCGAAGACCTCGCGTCTGACAGCTTGGTCGACCATCTCGCGCACACGATGGCGTGCTGTGCCATCCTGATCGACGCCATCATGATGGGCAAGATCAACGACGATCGCCCCTCTGTACCGGGCAAAACGTCCGAGTACATCACAACGCGAGCTGAGCGAAACCGTAGGTAACGAACAGTCACCTGCGGTTACGCCTCGTTAACTGGAACGAGGCTCGCGCGTTGCAATCCCTGGTAGGCGTCCTTATTCTGTCCGTTGTAAGTGTTTGGGAGAGAGTGGCATAAATGGCAAAAGTTACCATCACCTTTGAGGACAAAACGCAAGACGGGGTCGAGGGGGTCGAGCTTCTCGTCGAATGCGATCCGCCCGTCGATGGCTCCACCACGAAGTTCACGCCTGCGATGATCCTCGGTATTGGTATTTCAAAGTCCTGGGATACCGATGAGCTGCGCGCCTTTTGTGAGAAGAAATTCCTGGAGCTGGTGAACTCTTCTCATTGACTTTCTCGGTGACTTTAGATAACTTCGTTAACCCTGAATTAACGCATAGTTATCGGAGATCACCCCTTGAAATCGACGCCTTCTGTGCGGGCCGCCATCGTGGAGGCCCGCACCTACCTCCGCCCCCTCAATCTGGAAGGAACCCTCTTCGAAACGGTCGATCAGGCTGCCGACCGCATCGTCGCCCACCAGCGCTGGCTCTGGGAGCGCGCCAAGGGTGGCATGATCTTCACCGGCAAGGGTGAGCAGAAAGTCTGGGAGCTGGTTCCGCTGTCCGCTTCCGAGGAAGCGGAGCTGCAGGAGCTGAAGGCTCTCTTCCTCGACAGGAAGATCACCGTGGCGGGACGCACCCGCTGGCTCGGTGGCACCGACATCGCGAAGACGCGCGAGTCTTCCAACTTCAACTGCAGCTTCGTCGAGATCAGGACGGTGCACGACGTCGTCGATGCGCTGTGGCTCCTGCTTCAGGGTTGCGGCGTCGGCTTCCGCCCGGTGCCCGGCGTGCTCAACGGCTTCAAGCGTCCGATCCACAACGTCGAGGTGATCCGCACCAAGCGTGCGCCCGACGATCGCGGCCCCGAGGCGAACTACGAGAACTTCGACCCGAAGACGGGTGTGTGGACGATCCGTGTCGGCGACAGTGCGCAGGCGTGGGCTCGCTCGATCGGCAAGCTCCTGGCGGGCAAGTACGACGCGAAGAAGCTCGTGCTCGACTTCTCCAACATCCGTGGCGCGGGCGGGCGTCTGCGTTCGTACGGCTGGATTTCCAGCGGTGACGAGCAGATCGCCAAGGCCTACGTCGCCATCGCGCGCATCATGTCCCGAAAGGCTGGCAAGCTGCTCAGTGCCATCGACATTCTCGATGTCCTTAATTGGCTCGGCACCATCCTGTCGTCGCGTCGCTCGGCGGAGATCGCGGTCCTCGCGTACGGCGACCCGGAGTGGCGTGAGTTCGCGTTGGCGAAGAAGGACCACTTCGACCACGGGCAGCCTCAGCGCGCGCAGTCGAACAACAGCCTGATGTTCTACTCGCGTCCGACGCGGGCGGAGCTGCAGGAGGTGTTCGCGCTCATGCAGGACGCGGGCGGCAGCGAGCCCGGCTTCATCAACGCCGCTGCGGCGAAGAAGCGCGCGCCATGGTTCTCGGGCATCAACCCGTGCGCCGAAATCCTGCTCGGTGACAAGTCGTTCTGCAATCTCGTCGAGACGGCCCTGCACCGCTTCAACGGGGACTGGCCCGGCCTCGCGCGTGCGCACTGGCTCGTCGCGCGCGCCAACTACCGGCAGACGTGTGTCGACCTTCGCGACGACGTTCTGCAGGAGGCTTGGCATCAACTCAACGAGTACCTGCGTCTGTGCGGCGTCGGCGTGACCGGCGTCGTGTCGTGGGAGCACGTCAACGATCCTGCGGCGTGGAAGCAGCTCAGCCTCATCGCGAACAACGGCGCGCACGGCATGGCGCTGCAGCTCGGCATGCAGCCGCCCGCAGCGGTCACCACGATCAAGCCGTCGGGAACGCAGTCGAAGACGATGGGCATCGAGGGCCTGGAGTGTCCGGAGGGCGTGCACAAGCCGCTCGGGCGCTTCATCTTCAACCGCATCCGCTTCAACGTGCACGACCCGCTCGTGGCGAAGCTCGCGAACGCGGGCTACCAGATCGAGGAGGACCCGTACGACGAGACGGGCTGCCTCATCGTGATGCCGGTGGAGTTCTCGGGCATCGACTTCGCCAAGGTCGAGATCGGCGGCGAGCTGGTCGAGGTCAACCAGGAGTCGGCGATCGAGCAGCTTGAGCGCTACAAGACCACGATGGAGCACTACGTCGACCACAACACGTCGATCACGGTCTCCTACTCCCCGGACGAGGTGCCCCAGATCATCGGGTGGCTTCTCAACAACTGGGATGTGTACGTCGGTGTGTCGTTCATCTACCGGACGGACCCGACGAAGAGCGCGACCGACCTCGGCTACCCGTACCTGCCTCAGACGGTCGTCAGTGAGACGACGTTCCGGGCGTACGTCGCCAAGCTGAAGCCGGTCGACCTGACGGGGCTCGCGTCCACGACGCTCCTCGACGCCGACGAGTGCCAGTCCGGCGTCTGCCCTGTCCGTTAACCTTTGACGTGATCCAGGTTGACACATGCTACAGAAGCCTGTACCACTGCGTCATCCTGGATCACACATCAAGGGACCCACCATCATGGACGCGCTTATCGGCCTTGCTCTCGTGCTCGGCGTCGCCGCCTTCATCGTCTACAAGGTCCGCCCCGATCTGTGGGCGCAGCTCAAGGCCCGCCTGGGGATCAAGTAATGATCCCCTTCATGCTCCTCCCAGGCGCCAAGGCGCCTGCGCGAGCGCACAAGACGGACGCGGCTGTCGACCTGTTCGCCTGCTTCGACAAGCCGGAACACGTCATCAAGCTGTTCCCCGGACAGCGCGTGTTGATCGGGACCGGCGTCTGCACGGCGATCCCGCCCGGCTTCTACGGTCAGATCGCTGAGCGTTCTGGTCTCGGCTACGGCGAGGGCGTCGGCCTGCTCGGTGGTGTGATCGACGCGGGCTATCGCGGAGAGATCAAGGCCATCGTGGTCAACCACGGACAGTCTTACTTCCAGATCAAGCACCACATGAAGATCGCGCAGCTCATCGTGCTGCCGGTCAATCTCGATGAATGGCTCGAAGTCGACACGCTCGCCCCGTGGGGCGGGGATCGTGGCGACGCAGGTTTTGGATCGACCGGGCAATGAAGATCACCAAACACTGGCTCGAAGGCGTCGACCGCGCGCCGACGAAAAAGATGGGCGGCGAGATCGAGCCGACCATCATCGTGATGCACTACACGGCTGGATGGACGACGCGGGGCGACGTCGCGACGCTATCCACATCGGACCGTCCCGCATCCGCTCATCTGGTCGTCGGACGTCAGGGCGAAGTCTTTCAGATCGTGCCTTTCAACATGAAGGCATGGCACGCCGGTCCGTCGCGGTTCAACGGAAAGTCCGATGTGAACGTACGCTCGATCGGCATCGAGATTTCCAACGCGGGCTGGATCAAGCAGCTCACCAACGGGAACTTCCAGGACCAGTACGGACAGACCATTCGGCCCGACGGACAGTTCGTCGGACAGAAGCGCACGACTTTCACACCGCCGTCGGAGTGGCACGAGGAGCACCACGACCGTCTTGCGAAGGGGACGTACTTCTGGGAGCCGTTCTACGAGCCGCAGCTCAAAGTTCTCGATGAGCTGACCGCGCTGCTCATCGAGACGTACGACATTCGGCACATCGTCTCGCACGAGGAGATCGACACGCGTGGATGGAAGACGGACCCTGGTCCGATGTTCCCCATGCGCCGCTACACCAAGCTCCTGGACGATCGCTCTACACGGATCGACCCGCTGTTGGTGGTCACCGCTTCCGAACTCAACCTTCGGGACAATCCTAGCCCCGAGAAGACCAGAGTCCTCGCCGTGCTGAAGAGGGGGACCACCCTTCGCGTCATCAGCGAGTACGAGACATGGGCCCTGGTGCGTGTGGACGTGCCCGGCGGCGCTGAGGGCTGGGTCAACACGTACTACACGGAGAAGATTTAATGGCTTGGCTTGTCGCCCTGTGGAAGGGCCTCAACGTCGCGTCCTGGTTCTCAGGCGTGCGTCTCTATCTCATGATCGGCGCGGTCGGCGCACTCGTCGCCGTGTACTGGAACGTGCGCTCGTTCATCAACGAGTACGACCGGCGCGGTACCGAGATCGCGGCGCTGAAGAAGGATCGCACGTCCTTGCAGGCGCAGCTCCGTGTGGCGTCTTCGCAGAAGAACCTCGACGACGCCGCTCTCACCGCCGCGAGCGAGCGCATCGTCACGCTGTGGAATGATCTCGATCGGACGTGTCGCATCCTCGGCGAGGTGCGCGCCGATCAGTCCCCCGACGCGAACAGCCCGGTCGGCTCGCCGGTCGACCGTGTCCTCGAAGAGCTGCAGAAGCTGGAGCAGAAAAAGTGAACCGCGCAATCATCCTCCGGGCTGCGGCCCTCATCTGTCTCGCCCCGCTCGTGATGGCGCAGGACGCGGGCTGCGAGAACCAGCCGCTGCCGACCGTCGCGCAGATCGAGCTGAACCTTCCCGCCTACATGCGAACCTGTCCCTACGCGCCACGGTCGCCGGGCAAGTCGGCGACGCGCGCACAGACGGCGGAGTACATCGCCAAGCTCTACAATTCCTGGGAGGTCTGTCACGGCAACGTGAAGGACATCGACCGGCTCTACAAGAAGTACCTCGCCGAGGTGGCGAACCTGAAGGGGATGGCAAAGTGAGCAAGCACAAGCGCACGATCGATACCATGGAAGCATTGTGCAAGGAGTCGCACGTCATGCTTCTCAACGCGCTGACCAACAAGGGCCAGCGCATGAGCGACAAGGCGTTCGTCGTCACGATCATGTCGGCGAGCCCCGAGCCCGGCGGGCAGGCGATCTTCGGGCAGTACATGAACTGCTCGCAGAAGGAAGTCGCCTCGCGGCTGCGCATGATCGCCAACATGCTCGACCCGGCGACCGTCATGATTGACGGAAGGAAGTTTTCGTGAAGACCGCAGGCTCCAGTCTGATCGCTGACATCACGCGTCGTGTGCAGACCCTTGCCACGATCGTGACCATCACGCGTTTGGACGGCACCACGTATCGGATCACGAACCACGACGCGGACATCACCGTCGGCGGGTTCGTTTACCAGCACAACGTGCCGTTCAACATGTCGGCGATCCGGACCAGCTCATCGCTTGCGGTCGACAACAACGAGCTGACGCTGAAGTGCGACGGGACGACCTTCATCCTGTCTGAGTTCGAGGGCGGCGCCTTCGACAAGGCGGGAGTCGAGATCGCTCTCGTCGACTACCTCTACCCAGCGCACGGCCTTCTCAATCTGCGCCGAGGCTACTTCGGTGAGATCGCGAAGAACAAGACCGGCATCGTCAACATCACCATCGTTGGCCTGCTGAAGGTGTTGGACTTCGAGGTGGGCCGCGTCTATCAGCCGACCTGTGACGCCGATCTCGGGGACCGCCGCTGCAAGGTGGCGATCGACCTGTCGCAGTCCTACGATCCGGACAACCCGTACAAGAACGGTGAGTGGGTCTACGACTACAAGCCCGCAGGGATGACCGAGATCACCCTGACCAACCCGGGCTTCGAAGCCGACGGCGTGCGCGCCTCCAATCAGGCGATCACCGGCTGGACGCGCTCGCCGGACAGCTCGTGGCGTGTCGCCGCAACGGCGGAGATGACGGCGTACGCGGGGACCTACTCTCTCTTCGGTGGCAACTCTCTACAGACCTCGCCCTACGAGGAGTACCTGTACCAGGACGTCGATCTCGTTGCTGCGGGCATCGACGATGGCGAGATCGACAACGGCGAGATCACGTTCGTTCTGCACGGCAAGGTCGGGCAGTCGGACTCGCTCGAAGACGAGCCGCGCTTCCTGATCGAGGTGTACGACACCGACGGCGACATCATCGATCGCCAGGACACCGGCTACTTCAGTCTCGACGCGTTCGACGCGTGGCGCGGGCGCCATCTCGTCTTTCCGCTGCTCGAAGGCGCGCGCACAGCGCGTATCTATCTCTACTCGATCAAGCGCGGCAGCAACGTCGTCAACACGGCGTTCGATGAGATCAAGGCGTACTGGTACAATCACCTCGACGGCAATCCGTACGAGGACGTGATCCACAAGGTGCTGCGCTGCGTCTCTCCAGACGACACGCGCCTCGTCGTGCCGTTCACGAACGGGTCCTTCGAGAACCAGGGCGCCGTCGCCAACTCTGGTACCAACGCCATCACCGGCTGGACGCGTCCGGCGAACACGGACTTTTGGGCCGTGTCGTCCTCGCTCGGCGGCATCGGCGGCCCCGACCTGACCTACCTCGTTCACGGCGGCGACGACGGCTCGGGCGTCCAGAAGACGTACACTCTATACCAGCAGAAAGACCTTCAGGACGACTTCGGCTTCACCGCGTCAGAGATCGCGACGGGGCGGATCGCCGTCTACCTCCAAGGCGCCAGTGTGTTCGGTGACACCGGCAGCGCGGGCAAGGTCGAGGTGACCACCTACAACGCCTCGAACACGCTCCTGTCGACCCACGTCATCCAGGACTGGATCAGTGACGCCGGAGCGCCGTCGGAGAGCACCTTCGAGGGCAGCCTGACTCTGCCCACCACGGCGCGCTATATCCGCACCACGCTCTATGCTCGCTCGCCGACTGGCTCCAGTAACGCCCAGGTGGGCTTCGACGGGCTGTTCTACTCGATCGCCGATACCGTCCAGGCGCAGATCACGGACCTCGCCCAGGGAGAGCCTGGGGGCGTCCCGCTGGACCCGACGATCGGCTCCCTGACCTGGGACGGCGAGCTGCTGTGGCGGGCGCACTCGGCGCACGTCTACTACGATCAGGTTGCGTCCGTCGTCTCACGGAAGGAGTTCAACGGCACCACCATCACAGGCGGCGACGGCACGTACACCACCGCCGTCATCAAGTGGATCACCGGCAACAACCGGGGCCAGAAGAACATCGTTCGCGTCTGGGACGACGGGACGAAGAAGATCAAGCTCTACTTCCCCAGCACCAACGCCATCCAGGTCGGCGATCGTTACCAGTACGTGCGGAGCTGCCAGAAGCGGTTCACCGAGGACTGTCAGGCGGTGTTCTCGAACACCATCAACTTCCGAGGCTTCCCGTATCTGCCAGGGAAGATCACCTAACGTAAGGGTCCTTTCACCAATTAAGAGAATAGGCGTGCTGTAAATCCCCAACGTTGGTTGCATTTCGTTAGGAATGTGCGTTAGCGTGCCCATGTGTTGTGCATGGAGCACCAAAGATGCCTATTCAAAGGAAGAAACCAGTCATCCCGCCGCCAGAGAAGCTGCAGAGCAGCGTCCACGAGGCGAACATTCTATCGGGTTTCGGCGAAAGAGTTTTCAAGTCACGCATGGAAATCGGGATGACCCAGCACACGCTGGCCAAGCATCTCGAAAAGAACCGGTCGTCCGTCGCCCAGTGGGAGCGCGGCAAGAACGTACCTGACATTCACACGATCGAGCAGGCGGCTGTCCTCTTGAACACGACGCCGCAGTGGCTCGCGTTCGGTATCTCGGACAAGCCGCAGACGGTCATGCCTGATCCCCGGGCCCTCGGCTACGCCCTGGTTCCGGAAATCCGCGTCGGCCGATCGCCGGACGAGTACGACACCCTCCAGAAGTGGGGGCTCCCGTACCAGTTCTTGACGTCGGAGTTGGGGTGCCCTGATCCCGACGCGCTCTTCGTGATGAAGGTCGAGGCGCCGATCGGCGAGTATCAGGTCGGAGACCGCGTCATCGTGGACCGGTCCTCTACGCGTCCGTCTCCTCCAGGCATCTTCCTGCTGTGGGACGGCATGGCGTGTGTGTTGGCGAAGGTGGGAGTCGTGCCTGGCGTCACCAAGAGCCCGACTGTCCGGATAGAGAACGCGAACGGCACGTTCGAGATCGCCCTGGACAAGACGCAGCTCCTGGGACGTGTGAGGGGTAGCTTCTCCCGCCGATGAAGTGCGGGTTCAGAATGACATCATGTAACCCTCCATCACAATCAGGACCGCTGAACTCGATACACATGTATGCTCAAGCCTCCTGAAAATAGGCCGATTTCATGGGGTGTGTCAAGTAGGGTCACGAAGTGTGATCCTGAAAGTAGGGTTTAACTCCTTGATCTGGTTGACAAACACGGGGAAAGCCTGCTTTTGCCTGTAATATCAGACGGAACACAGACTCGCCAACAAACCCTTGATTTAACGGCTCTTTTACGGATGCTGGTGCCATGTATGTGGTCATGTATGAGGGCCGAACATGGTCAGTATATACGAACGCTCCTGGGTAAACGCCAAGGGTGAAGAGAAGAAGGCATTCCGCGTCACCTACCGGGTCGACGGCAGGGTGCGACACAAACAGTTTAAGACCCGTCGCCTCGCCTCGATCTTCATCTCGCGGCTGGAGAGCACGATCCGCCTGGAGCGAGCCGCCGCGTCGATCGCCGACAGCATCACCCTCGACGATCTGTTCGCGTCCTGGATCGCTGCCCGAGAGAGCGGAGCCGACGGCAACCCGCCCCTGGAGCCCGAGACGGCCTACAACTACCGCGCCGAGTACCGGACCTACATCGGGCCCGCCTTAGGTGCGCGCCGGGTCCGGGAAATCACGGAACGCGAGCTGCGCGAGTTCCTTCACGAACTCACCAACCACAGTCTGCGCCACGCCACCCGTAAGAAGGTGTTCGGGACGGTTCGGGCGATCTTGAACCATGGGGTCCAAGCAGAAGAGATCGCGAGCAATCCGGCGGCCCGTGTGCGGATGAAGCTCGACGCCCGTGATGCCCGCCGAGTTGAGCCGCATTCTAAAGACGACATGCGCCAGATCGTACGCTATTGCTGTGACCGCGCCCTTCCACAGAACGGTGCACCAAATTACTCTTGGGTCCGCAAAGCCGCGCTTCTTCATGTTCTGATATACAGCGGACTGCGCCTCTCCGAAGCCCGGGGACTGCGGCGTCAGGACGTCGATTTCGACGGCTGTTGCCTCATAGTCCGTCAGAAAGCTGACCGGCGTGGACGCATAGGGAGGCCGAAGAGCCGACGCAGCTACCGTGAAGTGCGGGTTCCAAAGGTCGTCATAGAATGGCTCCATCGCCTTTGCGAGGGTCATGCCTGGGATTTGATTTTCGCCTCGCGTAACGGCACCCCAATGGACGTGTCGGTGATCGCGCGCCAGTGGTGGCGCCCCATGCTGCGGAGGCTGGGGCTGCCCGTCCTGAAAATCCATACCCTGCGCCACTTCTACGCCTCCAGGATGATCGAGCTGGGCGCCAACGCCAAACAGCTCTCACAGGACATGGGCCACCATTCGGAGGCCTTCACGTTCTCGATCTACGGACACCTGTTTAAGGATGCCGACGTCGAGCGAAAGGACCGTGAGCTGAAAGAGCGCTCGGTCCTCTAGCGGATCAGCGTCTGGACATCGTACGACCAGTCGTGGATGCAGCGGGCGCCCGTGCACATCGGATTGTCGACCAGCCCGTGATAGAAGTAGTTGAACGCCGGGGCGTCCCTCTCGACGTCGGTGTTGTGCACGAGGAGACGGATCGGAGGCAGCTCCTTGTGCGGAAGGATTTCGTCGTCGAGGCGGAACCGGAACGTCTTCACGACCTTGCCGCCCGTCGGCGTCGGATCAGCGAACGAGCAGATCACAACCGGCTTCAGGTCTTTCCCCAGGCCCCACTCGATCGGATACGCGACGCGGCGCTTGTACCGGCGCAGCATCTGCAGGTTCGTCGTGATCTTTCCAGAGACGTACGGCGGGCACACGCGCCGCAGCTCGACCGCGTCGTAGCCCTGTGCCAGGAAGTGGGTCTCGGCGGCGTGGAGGGAGGAGATGGTCCAGGCCCCTTGTCCGATGTCGAACATGGACAGGACGTTCGTCGGCAGCACGTCGCCCATGTGACCATGGAACCGCTGCATGCGGTCGATCCAATTCCCGTCCGACCGGAAGTCGTTCACGTAGATGCGAAGGTCGACGCGATCGGTGCCGCTGCGCATCGAGCCGATCCGGTTCGACTGCGTCATGGCGTGCTCGTGACGCGGATCACCGATGACGAGATACACGTCCGTCCCGACCGGCAGCGGCTCAGCCAGAGCGTTCGCCTGATCGAGCTGGATCATCTTGCCCGCCTCGGAGACGAGGCCCGCCTTCGTCTTGTAGGCGTGCACGCCGTACGTCTTCGGCAGCACGATGAACGGATAGCCGTTGATCGGGGCGGTGTGGTCGATGCTGTTCTTGGCGTACAGCGGCCAGTTTCGATGCGGTGACGTGAACTTGGCCTTGGCGACACGCCCGCCTGTCTTCTTCAGCACGGCTTACTCCAACAACAATTCGACGAGAGGGATCGAGCCCCACGACTCCGACAACCAGCCCTCGTGCACAGCCTTCATGTCGTCGGTGTCGTAGCGCACCGGCACGTCGAACTCGCACGACACCTCGATCGCGTGCCCATTCGCCGGGATCACGCTGGAGCCGAAGGTGATGATGCCGGTGGTGAAGTCGATCGAGCACTCGCTGCTGGTCGGCGCGACGTTGTCGATCGGCACCAGCACGTTGTTGACCCACACGGTGACGGAGTCGACGACGGGCTTGAAGATGCGCCGCGAGTACGGATTGGAGCCGCCCGCGCCGTAGGTCTTGATGATGGGCCACTCGTTCTCGACGCCGTCGCCGGTCCCGATCACCTCCTCGTCGAGCGTGTAGTCGGAGTGGTCCTTGAACCGGAAGCCGACGGCTTTGCCGCGCATCTGGATGAAGTGCTCGCGCACGACGTCCATGTCTTCCTTGTCGCGGATGCCGTAGCTGACGTCGTAGGTGTAGCGCACGCGCGACCAGAGCTGCGAGCGCTGCTCGATCGCCGAGAAGCCCTCGAAGACGTGCGTCTTGAAGCCCGGACCGCCGCTGGAGCCGTAGGCGATGTTGTCGGGGAAGCGCGGGCTCTCAATGAACTCGACGGTCATCAGTTATACCTCACACCGAACTCTGCGGCGTCGAGCGCCGCGACGTTGGCCCAGGCCGCAGCCGTGTTGGGATCGACCTCGAAGACGGCGCCCTTCCACTTGTAGGACGTGCTGAGCGTAGACGGAGCAGGGGCTTTGCTAGTGGTTGTCGCGCTCGACTTACACAAGATGTTGATGGTGCCCGAGCCATCGTTGCGTGCGAGCGCCTGGGAGAACGCGAACAGGATCGCCGAGGCGCCCGACAGGGTGAAGTCGTGCGTGAACAGGTGGTCGTCGTTCGACGTCGACTCCGAGATGTAATCGGTGTCGCTGTCGTAGCCGCCGAGCGTGTCCTGTACTGCTGCGAGAGCTGTGCCCGTGTTCGCCGTCCACGCCGTCGAGGAGCCCGCCGCGTTCGGGATCGTGCTCTCCAGGCGACAGTCGCCGATGAAGTCGTTCAGCACCGATCCCGTGCCGTCCATGACGATGATGTTGCCCAGACGCGAGCCGGTCGAGCCCGACAGATTGAAGATGAGCTGGTTGAGCGACGTCGTGTTCCCGGTACCGCGCCGGAAGTCTCCGGACGCGCCGTTGATGACGGTCTCGCCGTCGACCTTGACGGTCACGGTTCCACTGTCGAGCGAGGCGAACTTGACCTCGATCGTCTGCCACACGCCGTACTTCAGAACGCCGGGAGGGGACGTCGCTACAACGGTGGAGACTGCTGCAGCGTTCATGACCTCGATCGCGCCAGCAGCGGTCGCGCGCAGGTTCCAATGGATCGAGGACGTCGTAGCCTCGGTGCAGCGGAGGAAACTGCGCTGTGTGAACTCGCCCGGCGCCGTGTAGAGCTGGAACATCACCACGACGGTCGACGACGCGCCGATCTTGTCCACCAGCGGGAGCTGAAGGTTGTTCGTTCCGGCCCACTGGATCGCCTTGTCGGAGAAGCGCCCCGTGGTGACGATCGAGTTCGACGCGCCCGCTGCCGTGTAGTTGTCGTTGAACGTGGCGATGTCGGCGTAGCCGGTGGTTCCCGACGCCTGCTTGTTCCAATTCTCCGCGAAACACAATGCCATGGATCAGCTCATGATAACGAAGGTGACGGTCTGGTTCGACCCGCCGCCTGCGGTCTCCGCGACCGACCGGATGACCTCGTAGACCGCCATCGTCACGCGCGCCTCGGGGGCGCCCGTGTTCACCACCTCGTAGGACGCGGCAGTGACGCGCGCCTCGGGAGCGGGCGTGTAGCCGACGGTGACGACTTGCTGTGTGACCCGTGCTGCCATTATGCGGCTTCCTTCGCGTTCACGCGGGTGGAGCCAAAGAAAGTTAGCCACCACCAGCCGTCGTCGCACGGGCCGACAAGGAAGCCGTCATTCGGCGACGGATCGTGGACAAGCGCGTTGCCGCGAGCGACGACGCTGTGATTGACGCCACGCGGGCTGAGACCGCCAACGAGATAGACCGTGTCCTGCCCGTTGAACGCCGCAACGGTATCCAGGATCGTTTGCAGATCGGGAGCTTGATACGCAAAATGCAGCGACGTCAGCCCGTGCTGCGCAAGGAACGCTCTCTCACGCCTGCAGAACTCCTCCGGAGAACAGTCGTCGTGCACGAAGTGCGGCACGTCCTCAATCGGGAGATCGAGAACCGTCGCGATTGCGGCGCGATGACAGTCGCCGTACTGGCCCTTGGTCGGATCGTGCTTGATCGTCTGCTTGACCGGCGTCACGAGATCACCTCCACGCCAAGCTCGGCAGCGTTCACGCCCGCCTGCGTCCACGCCGCCGTCGTGTTGGGGTTGGTGTAGAAGATGCCCATGCGGTGCCAGACGTAGTCCGTCTGCAGGGCCCGCGTGGTGCCCGCCGCCTCGCTGCCACTCACCTCGCAGTAGGCGCGCATGGTCTTCGGACCGGCGTCAGACTTACGTGCCAGGACGCGCGCGACCAGGGCGTGGATCGACGTCGGGTTGACCGCTAGGTTTTCCATCGCGAACCCTTCCTTAGTCGACGCCGACGTGGCGGAGATGTAGGTGCTGTCGTCGTCCGCCGCGCCGAGCGTGTCGTCGATGTCGGTGTCGCCGCCGGTCCAGCCGCTGTCGGTGCCAGCGCCGTTAACGCGCAGCACGTTGATGCGGCTGTCGCCGACGTAGCCCGTCATCGAGCTGCCCTGGTTGTCGTTGATGATGACGTCGTCGATCCAGGCGTTGCCGTTCGAGCCCGAGAACCCGATCGCGGCGAGGCCGCTGTCGGCGTCGTGGGTGTCGATGTTTGACGCCGACGTCAGCACCACGTTGCCGTCGATGCGTACCTCGATCTCGCCCGACGTAGCGTTGGTGCCGGTGGTGACCTTGACCTCGATCCAGTGCCACACGTTCGGCGTCAGCGGATTGCCCGAAGACGTGCCGACGCCCGTGCCGTTGGCGTCGAGGGCAGTGACGTCTCCCGTCGTGTTGTGACGAAGGCCGAAGAGCTGGTTGCCGCCGACGGTGATGCCGCGCAGGATTTGATCAGACGCGCCGCCGCCACCATCGTGCTTGTAGGCCCAGCCCACATAGCAGACGTGTCCGCGCGTCATCGTCGCGGGCAGACCGATATAGGCGTAGTTAGCCTGCAGGGTGTTGACGAGGCAGCCACCGCCGTACCGTCCCAGGGACGACGAGAACGAGATGCCGGACGCGGTATTCCAGCCCGCGCCGTTGACACGCGCGAGGGAGGAATAGATGTCGAAGCCATCGGCGACGAGAAGAGACATCAGGTGGTGGCCCTTATGAAGGCGTCACTCAGGATGTTGAAGAAGCGGTCCGAGGTTCTGAAGAGCGGACCCGCATTCTGCCCAGTCTTGAAAATAGCGTCGAACAGGGCATCCATCTCGGACGCGAACTGTGGGTCCTGGTACCGCAGGTGAGAGTAGAGGTTCGCAGCACCATGACGGGAGCAGCCGCTTACAGTCGACACAGACGGCGCAGGCTGCGCAGGGACCAACGGGATCGCCGTCTCAGGCGCCACCCACTTTCCATCGGCGAAGCGGTAGCCCTTCTCCATGAGAAGGTTCACCGCCTCGACGCGTTGACGGTCGATCGACATCAGAACCCCGCTCCGAACCAGATCATCCAGCCGTGAATGGTGCCGATCGGCGGCATGAAGGCGCCGATACCCGCGAGGACCATCTGGCCCATCGTGGCACCCTTCTCGTTGGCGAGCATGCGGATCGCCCAGATGACGTGCGTGACCCACCCGGCGAGCGCCACGGCGGCGGCGAGAAGAACTGGGAAGAGAATGACGGCCAAGCCGTCCTGCTGATAACGCGCCATTACAGAGCCCTCGTGCCTGCGATCATGATGGAGACGTTCGCCAACGTGGCGTCTTGTGGCGACGGAGCAGTGATGCTGATCCGATCGCCTGCGGCGACGCTGAAGGCGCTACCCGAGGCGGAGAACGATCCGCCGGTCGAGACGGTGATGGTGGCGACGGTCGAGCCGTTCTTCGCCACGGTGAAGGCTGCGGACGCCGTCGGGTTGACGGCGCAGTGTCCGCGAAATCCGGAGAGGTTGGCGCCGACGTCGAACGCGCGCACCGCGACGATCTTCATCAGCTCGGCGTTGTCCGGCGGAAGGCCGTTGTAGTAGAAGCCGAAGTCGTAGACGGCGGTCGTGTCACCCGACAGCGCGACGAGGTAGACGTCCTCGTCGAGCATGTAGAAGATGCCCTGCTTACCCGCCGACAGCTCCACTTCAGCGCCCGAGCCGGTCGACGCCTTGATGGTCGCGACGTAGCTCGTCTCGTTGCGCACCGCGAAGACGCGCTCGGTGGTGATGCTGTTGACGGTCGAGGGGATTTCGAAGTCGAAGTTCGCGCTCGCGCCCTGCAGACGGAACAGTGCGTTCCGGACCAACTGAGACTCGGTGATGGTCGCCGGGCCTGTGCCGATCGCGGTGATCGCCCGACCCTTGTTCATCGCCTGCTCCAACGCGTTGATCGCGTTGTTGACGGTCGTCGCCTTGTTATTCTGAGTGGCGCCGACCTCAGGGATGTCGAGTAGAGGGGTATTGCTCATAGTCGCTCCGTGACTCTCGCTGACGTCTCCAGGCAGACTAAGCCTGCGGCGGCACCTTGAGGATACGATCCAGTCCGAACGGCTCGCCGAAGGAGGAGCCAGAGTGACTGATGATCACATAAAGGTTCTCGGTCGTTCTGTCAAACCCGTCGGCGGTCTGGGTCGCTGCATCGTAAACGTACGAGTTCGTCGTCACGACGACCGTACGCAGGTACGTGGTCGCGTCGATGATCTCGAAGTTGTCGATGTCCGTGGTCAGATAGAGCGTGTACTCCTCTGGCTCGGTCTCTTCCCAGTCCTCGGCGCCGTCGTCGGGCCACTCGTTGTTGCCGTAGCGGGAATTCCGCTGCCACGACACGGTCAGGTCCGACACTCCGTACTCGGCGACCAGATGGGTCACCGCCCGGGCGCGCAGGTTGACGCCGATCCAGCCCTCGGGCGCCGTCGCCTGATTGGGATTGTTCGACGACACGCGCACCTCGGCGAGACGCCCGATCTGGGTCCCGCGCGGGATCACCTTCGCCATGATGGCTGCGGTGTCGAACGTGCCTGCCGCACCCGAGAGCAGCACGAACGGCTCGCCGGACCGGTGCTGGAAGACAGCATCCTCGTTGCCGAACTTGGCGCGGTTGATGTTCTTCAGGAGATACCGCCCGCCACCCAGTGAGGTGACGGTCTGGAACTGGATCAGCTCGCCGCCACAGTAGGCGAGGTTGATGCTCTCGTCGTCGATCAGGTCTTCGAGCGACGACGCGCTCTCCAGGGCAAGCTCGCCCGTGTGGATCAGCTTGATGGTCAGGTCCGACGTGAAGTCGGTCGACGACCACGCGGGCGTAGCGATCAGCGGCTCCTCGACGAAGCCCCAGGTCGGGAACGCCGTCGGCGGGTTGAACGTGTACTGGGCGGCGCCGTTGTCGAACGCCACGGTGATCGGCTTGGTCGGAGGCACCGTCGACTTGCGATTGAGCAGCGTCAAGAACAGCAGGTTGTTCGTCGTCGAGGCCGCGATCTCACCCTGCGTGCGCCCGGCGATCTGCATCAGCAGCGGATCGACGCGCGGGTCGAGCGGCGTGATCTCGTCGCGCACGTAGCGCCCGGTCGCGCCGAACAGATCGACCGTGTCGGTATAGATGTCAGGGTCCTCGCGAGACGCGGTGACCTTGACGGTGCGGTCGTTGCCGATCTCCGTCACGCGCACACGCGCCGTGATGTTGTCCTCGTTCGGCGACGTGATCGTGATCACATCGGACGGGTCCAGACGGAGGTGCTTAGGAGCGGCAGTGAACTCGTATTGCTCCTGGTACACGAGCTTCGAGTACATCAGGATTTCGGCGAGCAGACGCGCGCTGTCGGCGTCGAGCACCATCGGAACGGTGACGTCGATCGCGCTGTCGCTGTCGAACGGGGTGTCCTGGTACTTCGGAAGCGCGAATGACTGCACGCCGTTGCTGTACTCGCGATCTATGTCCCGGTAGGTGAGGTTGATCTTCCTCGAACGTGAGAAGTCCTCGTTGCCGCCTGCCTTGAGCCAGCCTTCCTCGTCGGACATTTGAAGGTCCGATGTCGGAATGGTCGCCACCGAGGACGAGCCACGCGAGCGGTAGTTGATCCGGTTGTCGGACTCGTAGATGTCGAACAGGAAGACCTGAGCCAGCTCGGAGAAGATCGTACGCAGCGACTTGCGCGCGTTGACGGTGTAGCCGTCGAGCGCGAGCGCAGTGAGATCGTCGATGACGAGCAGATCGGACGTGATGCCGATGCGCTGCAGCAGGTTCTCGACGATCGAGGACACGGTCACCGTTGAGCGCGAGATGCGCTCCAACAGCACCTTGGACATCCGCTTGCCACTGGTCGAGGACAGCCACACCAGCGAGTTGTCGGCGCCGTTGTAGAACGTGCGACCGCTGAGCGCAGTCGGGAGGCCCTGCGGCCCCAGCGACGAGATGACCTCGGAGTAGGTCCCGTCCGCCGTGTTGATGACGTAGGCCTTGTTCGAGGAGTAGACGCCGATCTTCTGCGAGGCGAGCAGATGATTATTGACGTGCGGCGTGATGGACGACAGCGTCGTCAGCGGCACCTTCCACAGCACGTTGCCGGTGAAGGGCGACCACTTCACGATCAGGTTCGTGCCGACCTGGGTGGCGACCTGGAGCACGAAGCAATTGTCGACCGGATCGAGCGCGACCCAGCGGACCTGATGCGTGTAGCCGGTGCCGCTGAGCTGGTCCGCCGGGATGCCGTTGGTGATGTCGGTCAGCTCGGGGTTGTTGACGTTGGCGCGCCCGTTCGCTGCCCAGTGCGTCGCGCGCTGGACGGCGATCTTGGTCTTGTCGCTCGACGTCCACGAGAAGAAGTAGACGTGCGAGCCCTCGGTGCTGAGCCCATCCACGAACGACGGCTTCGCGTTCGCGAAGTCCGAGCCGATGACGAGAGGACACAGAAGATGGTTCGTGTAGGTCAGCAGGTTGTTCAGCGTCGACCGCATCTTGATGCGGTTCTTGGTGTCGATGGTCGCGAAGCCGATCGACTTGTTGGCGCTGCCGGTGACGCACAACACCTGCTGCGGCAACTGCGTGAACGGGTTGCGGCCCGCCGTGACGACGCCGTAGGCCGGGGCGCCGAAGCCCTCGTCGATGACGTGGCCCGAGAGACCGCCACCCGGGCCCAGCTCGTCATCGATCGCGCCCGTCTCGCCGTTGATGACGCGCACGGTGCCCGCGTTGCCCACCTGGGTGAGCATGACGATGTGTCCCGTCGGCGTGAGACAGCCGTTCGAGTTGTTGAACTGGGTCTCGTCGAGGCCGTGCCTCGTCACCATTTCGAGCTGAGAGACTTCCTCCAGCGTGTTGCCGTCGATCCACACGAAGCCGCGCTTCGAGCTGTCCGCGCTGTCGCGGCCTCGGACCAGATAGCGGTCGTACTCGGCGTTGTAGTGCAGCCAGTCGCTGTCGATCAGCGCGTCGAAGGTGACCTTCGGCGACGTGAACTCCCAGTAGAGGCGCGGGTAGAGGCCGGTCGCGTTCGACAGCACCTCGACAGTGATCGAGGGGATGGTGCCGTTGGCGATGAAGTTCTCGAACAGGAGGTAGCTGAGCCCGCGATAGGCGGGCGTGTTCTCGTAGCCCTCCTCTTCCGCCATGATGCCGCGCGGGATTTGCGTCTCGCTGCCAACGAAGGCAGAGATCGTCGTCGTGCGGTCCTCGTTCGGGAGCTGCTTGAACGGGCTGTCCTCGTCCAGCAAGTCGATCTGCGCGGAGCCGACGTAGCCGTCAGCGTTCGGCGCCACGACGCCGTCGTTGTCGACGTCCTGGGTGTTGTTGATGACGAGCTTGTCACCCACCCACACGCGCAGGATGGCGCCGATCTCACCCTCACAGATGCCGAGCGCGAAGTTGCAGGTGTAGTAGGTGTAGACCTTGTTGTCGGCGGTAAAGCTGCGCTCCTCGAACGGCGACGCCCAGAACACGTTGCCCGGCAGACGATCCGCGCCGAACACGATCGGGATGAAGACGCCGTAGGCGGACTGCGACCACGACGGCTCGCCCGCCGTGATCGTGATCGGCGAGTAGTCGTTGCCAACGTTGCCTGCGTTGGTGTCCTCGTCGTAGTCCTTCTGCGGCGCCGTGTCCGTCGGCGTCGGGGCACAGTACGTGAAGCCGAAGATCAGCGGATTGACGGCGCGCGAGCCATCGGCAGGCGCCCACCAGTTCGTCTGGCGACACTGCTTTCGACCGTAGGTCGGCTCGCCCCATTCGATCCAGATTTCGTCTGCCATTACGACACCCTCATCGTCGGGTCGTCTTCCGCAGACACGACGCCGATCTTGCGCGCGGTCTTCTTCAGCTCGGCCTCAAGCTCCTGCATCATTTGCTTCTTCGAGGCCGCGAACGACGACGCGTCCTTCGCGTCAACCTGCATGTTGACGTTGATCACGACCTTGCTCTCGCCGGACCCGCCGCCGCCCGTCTCCATGCCGTTGGTGAAGGTCACCGGAACCGTGCGACCGTCGGGGAGCGGGATCACCGCCTCGTCGGGGTGCAGGATCGCCGGGAAGCCGCCGCTGCCGTCAGCGCTCGTGCTCGGCGTGCCGTCGGCGTAGTGCGGAAGGCCGCGTACATCGCGCCAAGCGTTCGGCGAGCCGGTCGCGAAGGACGCCTGGGCGAACTTGCCGGTCCACACACCGTCCTCGTTCTGGATCGCAATGATCTTGCCGTTCTGTCGCAGAACGCCTTGGTCGTTGCCGTTGGGGTTGCCCTGGTTGAAGGCGCCAGAGTTGGCAGAGGACGTCGTGCTCGTGGTCGTGCTTGCCGAAGTCGTTGCAGACGACGAGGTGGAACTGGGGGTCGCACTGCTCGACGACGTAGTGGAGCTGCTGCTCATGTTCGACGACATGGAGTTCATCGCCGACGCCATGCTGGACAGGGACGCCTCCAGCGACGTGCGCATGGTGTCGATCGCTGAGATCACGCCGTCCATTTTCGCGGGCAGGGCCTCGATCGCAGTGATCATCGCCGCTGAATACGAGTTCTCCAACAGCATCGCGGTGCGGATCACGCCGAGATGATTGATCATCTGCAGGTGATCGGCATCGACCTTCGTCCAGTGCTCCTTCGACACCGTCATGAACAGGTCGATGGACTCCCAGATGCGGTACAGCTCGACCTTGATCTCGCCCTGCAGCGTGTAGTCGAGCTGCGCCAACGTCAGCAGCTCCATCATGATCGGCGACGGACCGCCGCTCGTGGTCGTCGCACCGCCCCCGCCCTCGACCGGGATCGAGCCACCACCCGTCAGCGGAACGACCGCTTCGTTGGCGTGCAGGATCGAGGGAATGCCGCCGCCAGGAAGCGTCGCTGAGTAGTTGTTGGTGTTCGCCGTACCGCCCGCGAAGCTCGGGGCATTCGCGAAGGCGCTGAAGGACGCGGTCTGTGAGCGCGGGAGCGCGCCAACGATGCCGCCGCCAGCGCCGCTGCCGAACTCCGCGTCTCCGCCCGCATCGCCTCCGCCTTGCGCCGCCTTAGCAGCCGACGCCGCTTTGGCAAGCCGACCGTAGGCCTCGGCGAGAGCATCGATCGAGCCGATAGCGCCCGACGCAGCGCTCGCGGAGCGGCTGATGCCGCCCGCCAGACCCGAAGCCTGCTCGGACGCCGTGTTCGCCGACGAGGCGACACCCTGCATCTTGTCCGACACCGTGCTCATCGGTGTAGACGCCTCGCTGGCGCTGGTCGCCACCGAGTTGACGCTGGTCGCGGTCTTGTCGATGCCGGTCGACGCCTTCGAGGACGCGTCGCCGGTCTTCGTGATGATGCCGCTGAAGCGGTTGCCTCTGTCGGCCGCGCTGCCCAGATGTGTGTCGAGGCTGGTGCCCGCCGCGTCGAGCTTGTTCATGCCGAAGCTCGCCTCGGTCGACGACGACGAAACGAAGCCAAGCATGGTGTTGAGATCGTTGCCGCCAGTCGCGACAGCGTCGAGCCCGGCCTCCAACTGCGGAGACACGGCGTTGAGGCTGGCGAAGCCATCGGCAGCCGCCTTCGTGGAAGACCCAAGCGACGACATGCCCGACGACGCGGACGACGCGGACGAGCCTGCATACGAGATCGAGCTGGCCGTGGACGCGGTGGCGGTGCCGAGAGCCGCCGTCGCAGCCGCCGTCTGCTGCGTGCCATTCTTCAGCGCCGCCATGCGCTCAGTGTAGCGGTCGACAGCGGCGTTGTAGGACTCATCACTGATGACGCCCAGCGCGTTGCCGAGCGAGTAGAACGCCATGATCAGGCTGTTCGTGATCGAAGTCCAGCCGCCCATGCTCTGAGCGATCATGTCGATGACAGTGACGGCGGCACCGATGAGAGCAGGCCACGTACCGAGCACCTTGACGACGGCGCCTGCCGCCGTCGCCAGGACCCCGAGGCCTCCACTGAATGTAACACTGCTCGTCGCCGCAAGACCGAAGTAGGTGACGACGCCGGTCAGAACGGAGGCGACCGTGCTCCAGTTCGAGCCGAGGAAGCCGATCGCGGACGCGATGCCGCCGAACGCCGTGCCGACGACGGTGCCGATGTTGGCAATCGCCTGTCCGAACGGTGTCAGGTTGCCCGTGAATGTCGTGATGGTCTGTCCAGCGCTGTTGACCTCCGTCTTGGTCTCGATGAAGGCGCGCGTGAGGGCTTGCAGCCCGGCCTTCATCGCCTCGCCCATGTTCTGGCCGAACGACGCCTTCAGCAAATCGATCGCAGAGTTGAGCTGGTTCATCGCGCCCATCGGCGTGTTCAGCGCCTCGGCGAGCGACGGGCCGAAGCGCAGCTTCAGCGTCTCCGCCATCTTGACCAGCTCGTTGACGCCAAGCTCACCCGCTTCCATCAACTTGAAGATTTCGGCGGACGACTTACCAGTCGCCTGCTCCATGACGCGCATCGCCGGGATGACGCCGTCACCAAGCTGCTGGGTGAACTCTTCCGCCGTGATCTTGCCCTTGTTGACCATCTGGGTCAGGGCACGGAACGTGCGCTCGCTCTGTTCGGAGTTGGCACCAAGCGCCGCCAGCGCCGTCGAGAAGCCCTCGAAGATCGTCTTCGCGTTCTCGGCGCCGCCTTCCTTGCCCTGGAACGCCTGCATCAGGCCCTGGTAGCCCTTCAGCGCCTCCTTGAGCGGCAGGCCCATGTTGATCGCTGCCGTCTTGACGTAGTTCAGCTCCGCTGCCGCCATCGTGCCCGAGCCGGTCACGCCCGTGAGCTGCGTATTGAACTGCGTCACCGCGCGAGACGCGTCCCACGCGGACGTCACGAACTGTGCAATGCCTACGCCGCCGAGGGAGATACCGAACCCGGCGATCAGTCCGGTCGCCACGGAGGTTGCCGACCCGAGGAACTTCATCGAGCCCGCGAGCTTGCTGACGCTGCCTTCGGCTTTCGTCGCGTCGTCCGCGATCTTGAGAAGACCCGGCGGTGAGTTGAGCGCATTGATCGCAGACTTCAGCGTGCCGACTTTGCCCTGCAGCGCGGTGGCTGCAGTCGCGATCGTGTTGAGATCGTTGGCGAAGCGGTGCAGGCTCGGCGGCGCCTGCAGCGTGCTGAGCGCAGACGTCAGTCGCGTGATGTTGGTGACGACGGTGCCGATCTTGAGGCCGTCCAGGCGCTCCATCGACTTCGACACAGACGACAAGGCGTTGGCGGCAGAGCCTGCGTTCTCCAGGCCCTGCAGCGCCTTCGCCAACTTGTCGACGTTGTCAGAGACGGTCTTCGAGAAGCCCGTCATCTGACTGATGCGCTGGAGCGTGGTCTCCAGAGACGAGGAGCCCTTGAAGCTGTCGAGCTGCGTCTTGAGCGTAGTCAGGTTCGCGTTGATCGCCGCGAGCGAGGAGCTGGCATCGCCTACGTTGATTTTCAGGTCCAAGGCCATACTCAGCGTCTCCGTCTCGACTTCATGCTGCCCCGCCTGCCTTGACGCTTCTGCGCCATCGCCTGCTTTTTCCGGTGCTTCTCGGCTTCCTGCTCCCAGGCCTCGATGTAGTAGCCGTCGAGTTTGCCGATTACGCCGATGAGCAGATCATGCTCGCTCCGCCCGAACACCCCGAGATATTCCGCGTACGCGTTGATCTCGGAGAGCTGGATCGGTTGCGGCTGCGGGTGCCGGATGCGCCGAGTTGCGAGCGCCGTCCAAGCAGTCCACAGCCACTCAGTGCCTGGGAGAAGCCTCGGGATGGTGTCGAGCAATTTGACTTGCTTGCCCGACTTCCGCAGCTTCTCCAGCTCCTCCAGTTTCTTCGGGGTCAGCTTGTGCTTCGCCCAGAACTGAAGGAACTCTAGGAGTTTCCCTCCACGGCGGCCTGCTCTTCGGCGCGCCAGAATTCGAGCTGATCACAGACGTGCGTGACCGCCTTCGCGAAGTTCGGCAGCTTGGTCATCAGCTCCAGCGCCGCCTCCGGAGAGAACTTGATCGGCTTGCCGCTGCGATCGTTGATGCCTTCCCAGTCGACGAAGCAGCCCTCGGCGACGGTGGTGCGGAGGATGGTGTCCTGGATGTCCTGAGGCAGGACGCCGTTCTTGGCGGAGCTGCGGTACCGGCGGGCCAGTCGCTGGCGGACCGCCATCGCCTTACGGCTGGACAGGCGGCGAAGCTTGATGCGGATGCCCTCGGCGCCGAAGCCGTCGAACCAGCGGCCTTCCTCCTCGGCAGAGATGTCGGTCTCGAACACGTCGAAGATCGACACCGGAAGCTCGGTCGTCTTGTTGAAGTCGGCGGCGTTGGGGTCCACAGGCGGCGTGGCGGCAGTTTCGGTCATAGGTCCACTCCCAGGTTACTAGCGGCAGGCAGTCGGGCCCGGCGAAGGGAAAAGGAAACTCCGCCGGGCCCTACTCTCTCGACACGTCTCTTCGTGGTACGGGGTCGTTACGCGACGAAGGGACGGATCGAGGAGAAGCGGTCGATCATGAACTGCGTGTTGAGCGTGGCGTCACGCAGGGCGACGAACTCCATCTCTTCCATGACATCCTGGTCGATGCCCTCAGGAGAGATCGGATCACTGGTGATCTTCAGGGCCGGGATCGTGAACACGTAGAAGTTCTTGTCCGCGTCCGTGAAGTCATAGGAGATCGAGATCGTCGTGTGGTTGAGGAAGTCGTTGTAGAAGTCCAGCGTCTCGAAGTACGCGGTGAGCGTGCCCGTGAGCTGGAACCGGCCGTAGCCGATGCCCGCCGGGAAGCGGGAGCCGACGGCGGGCTGCTCGCGCAGAGAGGCCTCACCGGACAGCTCGATCGACATGATCGCAGCGTCGAGCGCGGTGCCGTTCTTCTTCGGCGTGCCGACGTTCGCGGTGGCGTTCATGACGTCGGTCGCCGTAGTCGGGCGGACCGTGTAGGGCGACGTGCCGATCAGAGTCGACGAGCGGGTCAGGGTCTCGCGACCCATGAACTCGAAGTCGATCGTGGCGATCTCACCCGCCGACACGTTGAACTCGAACGAGCCCACACGCATGCCGTTGCGGACGAAATACTTGGCGACGTCGGTGAAGCCGGTCTCGATCGTGAAGGACTGCTTCGTGATCTGCGACAGGACACCAGGGTTGCGCAGGTGCGAGCCCTTGATGACCACCGGCAGCGTGCCCGAGTTGGCGTCCGTCGACAGCGTCTCCTCGGTGACGATGGTGTCGTCGTTCGGGAGAGACGCGATCGTGTAGAGACCTCCCTTGGTCGCCGAGCCGCCCGAGAAGGCAGTGACGGTGACCGACACCGCATCGCCGTCGGCGGCGATCGAGCCACCGGTACGCTTGTGGTTGGTCAGGGTGACGGTCGCGGTCGCCAGCGTCGCCGTGATGTCGAACGTGCCCTTGTTGAACTCGGTCATCACCGCCGCGCGGAAGTTCTCCGCCAGCGTCGCAGGCGTGCCCGAGAAGGCGACGTGCACCGAGTTCTCGTCGATGAGGGAGGCGTCGGTCCGGATTTCGAACACGACCGACGTCACGCCGTCCGAGACGGTGATGGTGTCACCCTCCGTCGGGTCGGTCGTCAGGAATTCGATCGTGCCGGTCTCCTTGCCCAGGCCCTCGACCCAAATCTTCTGGCCGACGAACAGGGACTTGCCCGCGAAGGAGTTCGAGCCGCCACCGTTGATGGTGTTGCCGCTCGTGAAGGCCGTCGCGGTCGACTTCAGGATGACGTCGTTCGCGTCGAGGAATTTCGAGCGCGCGTTGCCTGCCTCGACCGTGAAGGGGGTGCCCGCGACGGTCACCTCGGTGTTGCCGCCCGTGAAGGCCACGCTGTCGACGGCGAAGTAGCCGTTGTTCGCAGCGTTCTGGAAGCCTTCGAGCTTGAAGTAGCGACCGACAATGACCGAGTGCCGGTAGTCACCGCCGCCGAGCACCACCTTGTTGTTGACGGTGATGTCGACCTGAGTGCCCTTCAACTGGAAGAACGTCATCGGCTGCGTCCAGGCGCCGAGTAGGAAGGCCTCGAAGAACGGGTCCGAGCTGCCCGCCGAGAACTCCTGGGAGATGCCGCCGGACGACGAAGCGCCGACCTCGATCACCGAAGGCACCATGCGGTCGGCACGGATTTCGTCGGAAATCTGGGTCTGCTTCTCAGCGACCAGGGACGAGCCGGTGAAGCGAAGCTCGTCAGAGGTGCCGGAACCCGGGGTGGTTCCCCACACGGCTTCCTTCAAGATGCGGATTGACGCGCGATTGGACTCCGCGCTCTGGATGGCGACCATGGGGTTGTAACTCCTACTACTCGGTCGTTAGGGAGTGTGTCATTCTGGGTAACACACTGGGCGAGGTGTGTCAATCAGGATCACCCCGATTGACACAGAAAGTCACGATTTCTTAGACGTCGAGGCGGTCCTTGAACTCCACGTAAGAGCCGCGCAGGACGGTGGTGTCGGAGGCCGTCGAGGTGTTCTGGGCCCACCGGAACGTCACCGGGCCAGCGTTAGGACCGTTCTCCAGAATACCGTCCAGCTCGACGAAACCGCGCGTGCCACCCGTCTGGTTGATGTTGGTCCCAAGCGATGCGAACGCGCCGTATTCACCGATACCGCTGTAGGCGGAACCGTTCGGCGTGAGATACATCCGCTTGGCCGTCAACTTGTCGATCGAGGCTGGACCAGTGATCGCGAACTTGAAGTCAGGCGTGCCGCCGGACTCGTACCAGACGTAGAAGCGGAACAGATAAAGGCGGTTGGCTTCGGCCTGGAACCACAGGTCAGGATCGTCGGCAAGGACGTCCGTCGACTGTCTGGTCGTGTTGGCTCCCTTGATCGTCTGGGTCCAGAACGCGTCGTCCTGGGCCGTGAACATGTTGCCCTGAGCAGACCAGGAGCCGCCGATCTTCTCATAGACATCGCCGGTCGCCGGATCGATGCGGACGTCTTCGTCCTCGCCGTCTCCGTCGTCGGGAGCCCCGTCGGTGCGCGTGATGCCGCCAGAGCCACTGCCACCGCCCGCGCCAACCTCGGCCCAAGCGGTCCAGCCGCTGCTACCGAACGCGCGATAGTGCCCGCCGCCGGTCTCCGCGTCGTAAAGCATCTGCGTCACGCGCCGCACGCCAGCGAGGCTGTGCGACTTCACGGTGACGAAGCAGTGGTTCACGCCAACAGGCGCGCCAGTAGGGGCCGGGATCGCGTACTCGCCCGCCTGTCGCAGGCTGTCGAGACTGAAGCCAGAGGCCAGCTCGGTCAGGGTCGTCATCAGGTGTTCCTTTCGTCTTGATACTTGTACTCAACGAGCACGTTGCGCACGAACCACCCGTTGACGAGGCCGCGCTGTCGCACTGTGTTGTGACACAGCGTGAGGTAGCCAGACGGCGCAAGCGCGAGCTTGACGTCGGTGCAGGAGTCGATGATCGCCTGGATGATCGCGTTGCTGGTCTTCTGCCCGCTCTCGCCGGGGACCTGGACGTAGCAGTTGATAACGCCCATGTGCATGAGCGAGCGGCCACCCATCTCGCGCTTGTAGGAGATGTTGGGGATGAACGTGAACAGCACCCACGGCGTGTCGCGCGGCTGCTGATACTTGGTGTTCTCGGAGTAGACCGGCGTGCCCGGGACGGCGTCTTGTACCGCCGTCTTGATCCGCTCGAACGCCGCGATGCGTACGCGATCGATGTCCATCATTTGAGGAACCTCGCGAAGCGTGCACGCACTTCCTGCTCGGCGCGCAGAGCGACGGCGCCGGGATAGCGTGAGCGGCCAGGCTCGGGCGCGTTGCCGCTGTCGATCAGCTCCCACTTGGCCGCATCGACGTTGTTGCTGACGACGATCGTCTTCAGCGACTTGTTAGTGAGCGCGGCACGAGCATCACCCCGCGCCAGCACCTCGTTGGGCCCGCGCGCGATCTCGGACGCGTACTCGCCGGGCGTCCCGACAGGTGTCTTGGTGCCGCCGCCAGCACGACCACCGACGCCGAGCGTGTAGTTGCGAACGGTCTCGCCGGACCACACGGGCGTCTTCGAGAACAGAGCCTCGATCAGCGCGAGGCCGATGTCGTGGGTGACCTTCACGCACTCGGCCTCGAACTCTTTGAGCTGCCGCTCCAGGGCCTTGAAGGTCTGGTTGGTGCCTTCGAAGTGCGCCATGTCACGGCTCCTGGATGAAGACGATCCAGAGGCTGTCGCCGGGGACCCGGTTGACCTTCTGGACTTGCCACACCGCGCCGTCGATCGTGACGATGTCGTTCACGCTCGGGACAATGGAAAGATCGGCTGCTGCGATCAGCAGCTTTTGGGTCACGACGTCGGCGGGGAACCACTCGACCTCGCGCTCCGTGAGACGCACGTTGACCGCAGGGACGTCGCTGAACGTCGTCGTCACGTTGGTGGTGCTGTCGGTCGTAGGATCGTAGGCACCGGGAACGACGCGCGTGTAGTCGACCCCCAGGGCGAGATCACCCGTCGCCTGGATCGCCGCCTTCGCCGCGTTCTTGATGGTGTCCTTCAATCCCATGTCATGCCCTCAGGATACGGCCAAACGAGGAGCCGCCGTGCTGCATGCGGCCCAGTCCCGTCAGCAGGTAGTTTATGATCGAGGGCAGCGTGCTTTGCGCGGTGTCGTCCTGGTAGACGACTTCGACGACGTCGACCTTCACGCTCTTCAGGTTGCCTGTGTCCGGGCCCGAGGTGAGATCGTTGGTGTGGAGATACTTCGCCAGCTCGAAGAGCGCGCTCTTCACGGGCTTCGGCACGATCGTCGAGGCGAGAGCGTAGCCCTCGCGGTCGTAGGCGCCCGTGCGCGGCCACGCCAGCGCCTGCGTCTGCGTGCGCGCCGTTCCACGCCACTTGACCTTGGCGTCAAGTACGCGCGTCGCCCACTGCAGGTACTCTTCCTTCTGTGTGTCGGTGAGATCGGCCCAGAATGTCGCGGTGCGGTCGACGTCGTAGTACGCGGTCGCCTCAGCCACGCTGGCGTAGCTGTTGGAGTTCGTCAGGCCGGTGCCGTCTTCGACTACGATTGCCACGTCCGTCTCCATTCACGAAAGGGTGGGGCGCACCAGGGAGGGAAGTTGGTGCGCCCCGAGCAGGATGGCGCCGACCGGGGGGATAAGCCGCGCTCTGTCCCACTCATCGCGTCCCTGCTACCGCCGCAGGAGAGGGACGCGAATGGGGTCAGACCGCAGGCGAGGAGCGCTTGGACTGCGCCTCCACGATGGCCTTCTCCAGATTGCGCTTGCCCATCGAGTGCTTGACCTCGACACCGAGCGCGAGAGCCTGCTTGCGCAGCGCGTAAAGCTCAGCCTTCGGGTCGTCGGCAGCCCAGGTCTCGGGCACCAGAGGCGGCAGCTCGCGGTTCTCGTCATCGCCCTCCGCTTCCGCAGCCGCAGTTCCCTTGCCGACCTTGACCGGCTTGGGGGCTTCCTGCTTCTTCGGCGGAAGGTAGACGGCGTACTCGTCGGGCGCACGACCGCGATCGATCCAGCCGTGGTGGTTCATCATGTCACGGGAGTTCTCGTCTCCCATGTTGTGCACCTCTCCCGTGTTCGGGTCCTCGACGAAGCGGAACCGACCGTAGAGATGCTGAGGCGAAGGCTTCTGCCTGGACATACGTCCCTCCAAAGAGTGATCGAGGCGCGAGCCCGGCGTGTTCGGAGCCGCCGGGCCCGCTATGATCTGACGACCCGGAGAGCGTCAGATCAGTTCGTCACGCTGCCAGATCAGGGCGAGCGAGAGGCGCTGATCCAGGCGCCGTAGGTGATCGACGGCGTGGTGCCCGCGAGGGTGGCGCGGATCGCCATCCACAGGTCGGTGCCGGACTTGTCGGCAATGACCTTGGCGATGGTGTCGCTGTCGATGAGGGCGGTGTAGACGCCGGTCGCCGTGATGGTCTGGGTCCAGACCGCGAGCGGGGTGTCGTTCATCGCCGCAACGTCGTCGACCATCAGCGCGAGCGTATAGGTCTCGTCGGCCTGCGCCTGATCGAGGGCGGTGACATGGATGGTCACCTCCAGCACGCCGTGCGGGACGACCTTGTTGCCCGACTGCCAGTAGGCGGCGTCGAGGATGTTGAGCGGAACAGCGGTCTCGGTGGCGGTAGAAGTCTCGGCGCCGTCGGCCGCGTTGCGGAGGAGAGCGGTGCTGGCGGCGTCGTACATCGCCTTCACCTTGGAAGCCTGGGTCATGGAAGTGTTCCTTGTGGGTCGTGGGTTGTGATGAAGGCGAGAGAGGCGGGAACCCCGAAGGGTCCCCGTCACTCAAGCGTGTCGCTTAGTCGACGAACGCGGCGTCGCTGATGCCCCACACGCGGGCCGCGCAGCGGCCGTGGAGGCAGGCGAACGAGACGTTCCAGTCGATGCGGGTGCGCACGACGGGCGCGGCGTCGATCTCGCCGAGATCACGGACGTCCATGACCTTGTTCTGGAGACCGAGGACACCCGTGCTGCCCATCTGGACGACGTAGATGGACTGGCAGGTGGCGGTGGCGCCGCCCGGGCCGACCTCGTTGAAGTCGAGGATGCGAGCGCCGTTGTTGTCGTAGTCGGCGATCAGGATCGGAAGGTCGTTGTACTTGGTGACCTTGCGACCGAACTCGTCGACGTCGTAGCTGATGAAGCCGCCGACAGCGGTGTCGCGAGCCGCCTGGGTCAGACGACGGCGCAGGGCCTTCGACATGATCAGGTGGGTCGGGTTGTCGACAGCGTCGATCGCCTCGTCGAGCTTGGCGAGCGAGAGCGGGTCACCGCCGTTGGTCGAACCGGCAGCGATGAGCTGCGAGCCCGCGATGCGGTTCTGCAGGCCGTCGAACTCCAGCGGATCGCTGAGCGAGTTGCCCTTGATGACCTTGGCGGCGACGTACAGCGACATCGCCTTGACCTTCATCATCTCCTGCGTGGTGCGAACCGAGTCACCGTGGAACTCGATCAGCGCCTTGTCGACGTCGAGATCGCCACCAGCGATGCGCAGCGCCTCGACCTGCGGGTTGATGATGCCGACGCTCTCGGAGAACGCCTGATTGATGCCACGGAAGCCGACGCCGGGCAGCGTGCCTTCCTGATTGTAGCGGTAGGCGCCGCCAGGGACGTCCTCCCACACCATGGCGCGCAGCACGTCGGACTCGCGGGCGAACATCTCGATGATGCCAGCGCGGACGACGTCGCCGCTGTTGATCTTGGACGCCTCGTAAAGGGTCAAGGGCATTGGTTGATACTCCTGGTTACTGGATGAGACTCACTTCAGACGAGTGGTGACCTAAGGTCACACTACTTCCCAGCAGCAGCCTTCCGGGCGAGCGCGATGCGCTGCTCGGGCGACAGCTTCTGGAACGCCTCATCCGTCATTCCGTGAGGCGTGTTGGGACGGTTGTTGCCGCCACCTCCCGCAGAGGGGAGCCGGAGATACGGCGCGTCATCGAGAAGCTTGGTCAGCCACTCGTTCGCGGGGAGCGGCGTGACGCCGTCCTTGCCGTAAATGACACTGTCGCCCTTCTTGGCGACGAGACGATCGTGCTCGTCGACCGTGTAGAGATCGCGGGCGCGAGCGAGGATATCGGGGAGAGCCTGGGGATTGGCGCCGCTCTTGTCGGCGTAGACGACGTCGCGGATGTGCTGATCCACGATCATGTTGCGGCGCTTGGTGCGCTCGGCATTCAGAGCCTGCTCGGTCTGGGCGCTCTTCTGGGCGACGTCACGGAGCTGCGTCTCGTAGCTCGTCTTCATGTCGCCGAGGCGCTTCAGAACCTCTTGCTCGACCGCGTCAGAGCCCTTGAGCTTGCCGTCTTGGACGAGCTGGTTCGTACGGCGAAGCTCAGCCAGCTCCGCTTCCGCCTTGGTCGGATCGTCGCCGACCAGCTTGGCGTATGAGGCGACCCGGCTGCGGAGCTGATCGCGCTCCTGGGAGACCTGGGTGTTGGCGGTTCGGACCTCTTCGAACTGCGACGTCGCGACGACGTCGATCTCGAACTTGCCGCCGACGTCCTTCGCGGTGCCCCTCAGGGCCTCCGGGATTTCGTCGAGCTTGCCAAACGTGATTTTGGGCATTGCCCCTCCGGTTTGCGGTGGTAAGTGGCTGACGTGACCTTGACTAACACTATCTTAAGGGCTGTGTCAATATGGGTCACGCCAGAATGACACGATTTTTTCGATGAGTGACCAAAAATAACCATATCCGGCAAGCCACAAGGCGCTCAGGGCCCATCCGAGGCTCAGAATGGTCACGACAACCGGATTTTCACGGCGCGTAGGAGGCTGCGGAGTCTCGGGAACCGCGTCGAGCACCGGAGTAGTGTCTTCCGGAGCTGGCTCCTTGTCAGCGTAGTCCCCGAGCTGCGATCGATTGTCCATGTCATGCCTTTTTCATAGACCCGCATCCAAAGCGGGTCCTTGTCCGGCTCATTCCACTGAATGAGATACCTAACTGGCCCGCGCGAGCCGTTGCGCTTTCGCGCCTTGAGCGTAGCCTTCGATCGCGAGGCGGAAGACTTTCCGCGACTCCGCGCTTTCAACATTCAGCGCGTCCACAAAGTAGCCGCAGTTCACGATCGCGCGGAAAGCGCCGTGGACTTCCTCCGTGAAGTGGCAGTGGTCTTTCCAGACCTCGCACAAGATGTCGAACTGGGTCCGCACACACGCGAGGTACAGCGTCCGCCACAGCTTGGGATCGCGGTCCCTCAAGGTGGTGATCTCGGAGACCAGAACACCGCGCCCTGGTCCCCGATATTTGGGGAAGAACTCTCCGACCGTTCTTGTCGACGCCATCACTCACCTCGAAGGTGCTTCTCGTAGGCGTCTTGATTGGCCTTCGCGATCTTCTTCCAGATCATCCGTCCAGCCTGGACGATGATGACGAGGATGAAGGCGTAGAAGAACAGCTCGACGATGATCACGACGGCTGGCCCTGGTTGACGCACACCGTCTCGATGTGCACCACCTCACGACCGGTGGCCTGCTCGACCGCCGTCTTGAGGTTCGGAGTCTCCGCGAGCACGAACTCCTCGCAGGCCTCCTTGGTCTTGTACTTCTCGTTCGATGAGAACTCGGTGCAGCTCGGAAGGCCATGGACCATCTGGCACACGAGCGCGAGGGCTTGGAACACGTCTTACTCCTTACGCTTTGGGCTTCGGTTTCGCTTTCGCCTTGGGCTTCGCAGCAGGCTGATTGCCTGCAGCGGGTGCGGCCTTGGCGGCAGCTTTCGCCGTCGCCTCTGCCGTCTTCTCCGCTGACTTGCGATCCTTCTCGGCTTCCTCGACGTCGATCTTGGTCTTCGCGTCCGGATAGCCTTCCTTCTTGGCCTCGACGTCGGGGTTGTTCGGGAAGTTCTCTGCGTTCTCCAGGAGCTTCTTGAACTCGTCGATGTCCATCCAGTCGGGGATCATGTCGCCCTTACGGAGGTACAGGTAGACGACGTCGATCGGGATGACGCCGTCCTTGTACATCTGCGCCAGCGCGCGGAACTCGCGGCTGCCGATGCTGTCGAACAGGAAGTCGCGGTTGTGCGAGATGTCGCGATCCTTCCACTCCCCCTCGGGGATGTTGGCGAAGTCGAACACCCAGCCGGTGATGATGTGCGAGCCGCGATCCAGCTCCTCGACCACGTCGAGAAGCATCGTCTGCTCGTTCCTGTCTTTCAGCTTGAGAGAGTTGTCGGACTCCGAGGTGGAGCGCGTCGTCACGCCGAGCAGGCGCCCGCCGAGCGAGGCTGCCATCGCTTCCTTGTTCTCCAGCGCGTTCTCAAGGAACTTGAGACC